CTCTTCTCTATTGTATGGTCGTTTTGTATGTTTATTTAACGTTTCAATGTCTTTACTGTCGATTTTCCCCATTCTAATTTTGTTTAGAATTTCTCTGTATTTTGGATCTTTTTGTCGAAAAATATTAGTAAGTTCAATATGATTTTCTACTAAAAATGTCTTGTACCAATCTGGTGACTCGAAACAAAACTGACCAGATCCTTGCTCTTGACCGCCTACTGGCGGTAATTGATAAAAATCACCTGTGAAAATAAGTTGTATTCCACCAAACGGCCGCGTATCATTTCGCATCTTTTTTCCAATGTAATTCAAAATATCAAATAATCGCATCGACATCATACTTACTTCATCAACAACTAAACATTTTACCCCTCTCCATTTTGAAAGCAGTTTTTTATTATTTTTCATAGAATTGTACAGTTCATCAGCGGTTCCCTTTGCAAGTCGTATTCCACTCCATGAATGTAATGTGCTCGCATTACATCCTAATAATATTGCAGCACAACCTGTTAGCGCACAAACTTGTATATTCCATTTTTTTAATATTGCACTATTTACAATTTGCTTTATTAAACAAGTTTTACCGGTTCCAGCAGGACCAGTTATTAAAATATTGTTACCGCTTTCAAATTCTTGTAGAGTATATTCTTGCTCTAACGATAGATCAGAACGATTCATAATAATATGTATTTTATGTTATTATAATAAAGCATTTAACTTTCAATTTTATTCATGCACAACTTCTAATACGAAAGAAAAGTCCATTTTATTCAAATCAACTGTTTTTCCAAACTCATCCAATAATTTTATTTTTAAACGTTGAATGTCTGTTTTACCACCGTATGTGCGAGTATCACTTAATAGCCTACCACCAGATATATTTGCCATAAATGGGTATCCAAATTCATAAGAAGTTGGATCAATTGAAATTCTTGCAATCGTATTGGAATTTATATAATGATTTGATGATGGTACTATAAAAGATTCTGGTTTTGTCTGAGAGAAATCATCAATACTCAAATAAAAGTACGAAAATGTAAATGCCAAAGGAATACTTTCTGAAAATATGTGTGTGTTAGCATTAAGCTCATAAAAAGGTTCTCTAAATCCTAACTGCCAACCTAATTTGGATTTCAAGTTATTATTGTCCTCTCTTAGTTCTTGTGTTACTGCGTCTATCATATCAACATTGAAAAATATTTTTATTTTATAACCACCATTATTCGACATCCTAATTTTATTATTATCAGTCAAAGTAAGTGACAAATTTGACATACTTACACTATTTATTTGGCTTAAAATATCAACTATGTCAGGATTCCCCTCGTCTATTATTATATTGATTGGATCATAATTTTCTGATTCTAATAATAAAAACGTATTTTTACGTTTATGAGAAAAATTATAAAAACTTAAGGGAATTTCTACGTTTGTAACTTTCATACTTTTTACGTTTGTAAGTGTTTGCGGTAGAGCAGAATTAAATTCTGCGTACTCATTTATACTGTAATCATTTTGGAATCGAGTGTCAATATTCAAGTATTTCGTTTTCGATTCTTTATGCACATTTGTTAGTACCATATGCCTACCATTTTCTTTTACTTCAGGTGACATGAAGGTTAAGTTCTGACTATCAAAATATTTACTCATGTTTCTATATTACTCATGAATATCTTATTTCCCACAACTTGAACATGATTGTTTTGATTGTAAAATTTGAAACATGCTAATACATACTCTTTTTCTATGAAATGTATATCCTGATGTTTCTACTGCGACTTTTTTTTTGGGAGGGATAATCGCATTTTTTTCGCTAAAGGTATACAACATAAAATTGAAATCTTAATATATAAATGTCCACTATAAATAATAACTATGGATCCTCACACTTGCCATTATTGTAATAGAGTATTTTCTTGTAAAACAGCTTTAGACCGTCATAAATTTGGCAGTTGTTTATGGATTCATACAACTCCGAAAAAGGAAAGATGTAATGAACTTGATATTTATGAACCAATTCTCAATGATTCACAGAGAGATAATATGATCAGACATTTATTATTACATGTTACTAAAATGAATGAAAAAATGTTAAAAATGGAGAAGGAGCTTACTTCTCTCAAACGAAAACAAAAAAAGGATATTATTCAACATTTGAATTCAAATGTCACACAACCACAATTAACATTTGTACAATGGTTCCGAAAAATTACAGTAACTCAAAGACATCTTGAATTGGTATTCCAAAAAAATATGTGCGATTCCATCATTGAAACTATAGTCAATGAGTTAGATTCTTCAAAAGTTATTGGATATCAATTGCCCATTCAATCTTTTCAACAAAAACCAAATATTCTTTATATATACAATATTGACGGTTCAAATAAAAAATGGAATCCTCATGAATTAAGTATTCTCAAAAAGTGCTTTACAATCATTGCTTCTAAAATTTCCGATATGTTTCTTGTGTGGCAAGAAGAGAATATAGATTTTTCTGACAGTTCTGAGGAAACTCAAGATAAACTAATGATATATACAAAAAAAATTATGGACGATTCATATAATAAAGGTCCTTTTATAAATAAAGCCATTGATAAGATATATCAAAAGACAAAGTCAAATATTCAAACAGTAATTTTTGACTGATTTTATTGAAGTGTTTATATTTTTTTAATTATAGGTAAAATTGAATTATAAAATAATACAAACATTATTATAAATAAATAATATTATGACATTGTTGAAAACGATTCCTGATTATTTGTCAAAGGTAAATGCACATGAGAGAGATGATCATATCACATTTGACGAAGGACCACATATTTACACTATAGATGGTGATTCCAACTTTACTTCTGTTACAACATGGATTCACTCTCATTTCTCCAAATTTGATGCTGATAAAGTGATAGATAATATATTCAAAGGAAGTAAAATACATGATCCAAACTATAAATATTACGGAATGACACGCGAAGAAGTAAAAGCATTATGGAGCAATAATGATGCTGCTAAACGAGGAACAGAAATGCATTATGATATTGAATGTTATTATAATGGGTTGGATGTAGAAAATAATAGCGATGAATATTCTTACTTTTTGAATTTTGCACAAGACTACAAAAATCTAAAACCTTACAGAACCGAGTGGATGGTTTATTACGAGGAACTCAAATTAGCCGGATCTATAGATATGCTTTTTAAAGATGAAAATGATAAATTATGGATATACGACTGGAAAAGAACTAAAGAGCTATCACCAGAATCATTTGGGGGAAAGATGGCGATTACATCATGTATTTCACATTTACCGGATTGTAGTTTTTGGCAGTACTCTTTACAACTTAATATTTATAGAGGAATATTAGAACGTAAATACGGAGTTAAAATAGAAGGAATGTGTTTAGTACGTCTTCATCCTGAAAATGTATATAAAACATATGAGCACATTGTTGTACCTTTTCTTAACGATGAGGTTGACAAATTATTTAATAATAGAATTGATTGTTTGAAATAACAACTTTTACAATGTTATATTGTGCAACTATTATACCAGTAAATATTTGAAAAATCTCATAATAAATCATCGATTATTTAAATTATATAAACAAAAATTTACCTTTATATAATATTATTTTTTTCTATATTACAATGAATGATACGGTCTTATCAATCATTTTATTTTCTACATCTACTACTGTATTTTACCTCGTAGGTTTATATCATAGATATCATTTGAAGTTGAAGCCCTCTAAAACAATTGATAAAAATGAAATAGAAAAAATTAAATTCATTTCTTTATTTAATGAAAATAGCATGTACTCTAATAGTAATATTGAACCAGAATTATACATTTATGAAAATTACAAAAAGGCTCAAAATGATATTGAAAATGAGAATGAGAAAAAATGGAAATCCAGGTCTATTGTGTACTATATTGAAAAATTCGGTAATATAATAATGAACTACAATTTTTATAGATCCGCATTTGCGTACTATTGTGATAGAACAGTTCCTTATAATATATTGAACTTTTGCGCTATGAGATACGTAAGAATTTACAAGTGTAGAGATTGGTTTTTAGATACAAACGAAATACCACATAACGTTAAGAATGAGTTTAATGAAATGAAAATAAAAGAAGAAATGAATGAAAAAGAAGAAAAAAGGAAAAAATTCAAAAATAAAATAAATATTGATGTAAAATCAGATGTTTTTTTAAAGAAAAGAAAATTAACGCACAATATAGAATCACAAAAAGATTTATCGCATAACGTTATTTTTAAAAAAGAGGAAAAACAACAGAGATTTATAAATAATTTTGTGTTTCTTGGAAAAATAAATAATTATTCTATTTTACAGGATATTCCGAAAAAAAAACACTTACCTCTTCGCATAGATACAAATATAAACTATGAATCAAATAGTGATATTGATAGCAATGACAGCAACATAAAAAGTGACAACGAATCTAAAATTTCTGACAATTACCAATATATTGAATTCAAAAAAATGAGAGACTTGAATAATCGTTCTTTTGTAGAAAAATTTAAGGATATGATTTATTAGGTTTTATTTTGTTTTTCTTTCCAATTTATGAAACCAATTGTTTTTTCAAAACTAAATAGCGAACCTAAATGTTCTTTTGCAATCAAATATGCTTTTTTTTCTTTTTCGCTCATACTCTTGACATAGTTATTTTGTTCTGATTCTTGTCCAACTTTCATTGTTTCTTTTATTTCCATAATATTAATTTTTAATTATTATTATGATTATGATTTATTCAATTTTATCTTTATCGAATTTATCAGTATGGATTTCTGTAATAAGAAAGATGCGATATTGCTGAATTACCGTTGAAGTTTGCAGGAAGTATTGCTAGTTGTTGTGTTATTATGTCATTCGTAGAAATATCTTCCATGAGATATGCTGGATCATCTCCATTAACCCAGTGTATTGTGTAAGCACTTCCATTTATAGTTAATGAATTAGCGTAACAGTTACTGAAATTTGTAGATTCCGCTTTTTGGAAAACAGTAAATATATGACTATTATTGGATAAATCACTTACATTTGTCATATTGTATGTATATGGACCTGCATTTGAATTTGTAGAGTAAAAGTTATTGCTTCTAGTAAAGTCAAATGTATTGTTACTAACTTCAACCATATTTTGAGAGATTCTTGTGAATACGGATTCACCACTAAACACAGAACGACCACTTCCACTTGTAGTAATGTTACCGGTCATATTGAAATTACCAGACACATCCAATTCTACTGTTGGGGTTTTTGTATGTATTCCTACAAATCCTTCGTCGTAGTAAATATGAACTTGACTATTATCTTGGGATCCGTAACGTTCCCATGTACTTGGTCCTGTGAGTCCGGTCATACCTGTTGGACCATGATATCCTGCTAGTGCTAAATTTGTATTAGCATCCCAATTGGCTAATCTTCCTGATATATTCTTAATTGTAATATCATTATCTATTTTATCTGTTACTAAGAAGTAGCCATTATTTTCGATAATTATATATGCATTTTCACTTAAATGTATTGAATTGTCGGTTTGACTTATTTGTACTGTAATACTTGTATTTGTAACAAAGTTGGATACCTCTGTCAAAATTTTTCCTGTAATTATAGGACCAGGCGGACCAGTACTTCCACTATAACCGGTCGCTCCTGTGAATCCAGTTGCTCCTGTGAATCCAGTTGCTCCAGACATTCCTGTCATACCAGTCGCTCCTGTGAATCCAGTTGCTCCTGTGAATCCTGT